AGACGTATTAAATAAGGGCTATCACCAATCAGAATGAGAAATAGGAGGAAAAGACAATGGCAAAAGTAGAATTTGAAATCATAAAAGCACTGGGAGTGCTGTCTGAGAAGAACTCGGGTTGGACCAAGGAACTCAACCTGATTTCCTGGAACAAAGGGACTCCGAAGTACGATGTGCGAGAGTGGAGCCCTGATCACCTGAAGATGGGAAAAGGCATTACTTTGGATGCAGCGGAGGCGGAGATCCTTCAAACACTTCTAAAAGCAGAGATGTAAAACAAAGTCGCCCCCTCGGGGGCGCATATGTCCGAATGTACATTTATATAAGGGTAAGAGGATGAGCTCGGGTCAAGAGCATTAACCCTTGGTAAGAGATATTAAAGTTAGCGTTTAAAAGGTGGGTTTGAAGTATGCCGGCAATCAAAGAGACAGTTTTGACAGCAAGTGGAATGAGTTTTGTGAGGAAGCTTTTTACAAAATCGAGAAGGCTTGAAGGAGGCAGGCATAAAAAATCAGAGCCCACCGTTGAGTCAGTGGAAAAAATCAACCAGAGGAACAGCCTCAGGGAGATGACTATCAAGGTGCATCACAATTTCAAACCGAAGGACCACTTTCTTACACTGACCTACGAAGGAGATGCTCCTACCAAGGAATATGCGAAGAAGGCACTCAAAGCATACATCGACCAGATCCGCAGAAAGAGAAAGAAGGCCGGACAGGAATTTAAGTGGCTGGCCATCACAGAGTACGAGAACAAGAGAATCCACCATCACATGATAGTGAACAACGTGGAAGATTATTCAGACCTGACATCACTTTGGAAGAACGGACTGGTCAGGGCCACTCCGATGGAAGACAAAGGGGACTGGAGAAAGCTGTGCGAGTATATGCACAAAGAAACGACCAAAACCTTCCGCGATCCGGATGCACCATGCAGACTGAGATACTCCTGCAGCAGAAATCTGGTCATGCCACCGGTATACCGGGAAGAGATATCGGCTGCAGAGTTTTTCGAAGAGCCGGAAGCCGAGAAAGGATATCATATCGACCAAGACTCGGTATTCCGTGGAGAGAATCCTTTTACCGGGATGCCATACATCGAGTATGTCATGATTCCGTTGGACAAACCACGGACACGTTACTACAAGAAGCAGAAAGTGAAATATAAGACCGAGAAGTATGACGGCTGGCTCAGGACACGAGAAAGACAGCTGGAGATGGACTACCCCTTCTGACGTTGAAGAGGCTTTTTTGACATGGAGGAAATATGGCGAAGATATACCAGAGCAAAGAAAGCAAACAATGGATTCCGCACAACGCATACATGGCCATCGTCTACCTAATCAGGGATTATGACAGGCAAAAGATGGAGTACTCGGAATACCTGACAAACATCCACCGGGGGAAGAAGCCGACAGAGGAGACGGTACTCCGGCTGGAGAAGATGGGCCACAACGTGAAGATAATCGACAGGGCTCTCCAAAGCATTCCGGAAGAATACAGGGAGGGCATATGGAATAACATAGTCTATGCGGATCCTTATCCGGACTATGCAATCCGCACCTGGTCGCGGCACAAATGGCGGTTTGTCCAATCCGTAGGCGTGGGCCTGGGATGGATAGATTAAAAGCAAGTTGGCAAGCGAGGGGAAAACTAAAGTGATACTATGATAGTGTCAGGAAGGACTGAAAAGCTCCTGAAGGACACTTCGCACCAAAGACTCGGGGCTAATCCACCCGGGTCTTTTTCATAGAAATTTTCAGGTCTTGCGCAAAACGCAAGGAAAAACAGATAGCCTTTAAATAAAATAAACAAATAAAAAAGTCTAAAAAGTAGTGTCGGCAGTTTCGGCACCGCAAAGGAGATGGGAAAAATGGCAAGCAAGTATGAGAGATACGTCAAGCCTCGCCTGAAAGAGATAAAATTTTGGGCTGAAGCAGGGGCCAGCCAGGAAGAGATAGCGGAAAAACTGAAGGTGGCCTACAGCACCTTTCGGAAATACAGGACAGAGCATCCGGAGCTTGAAGAGGCTCTGGAGATAGGAGACGCAGCTGCGGTGGAAGAAGTGGAAGCAGCGCTTTTTAGGGCGGCCACCGGGCAGACTGTGCAGATTAAGAAAGCAATCAAGGTAAAAAGGGCAGATGGAAGCGAGCGGATTGAAGAAGCGGTAGAAGAGACATACATTCCGCCGAACCCGACGGCCATCACATTTTACTTGAAGAACAAGAGACCAAAGATTTGGAATGAAAAACTGACAGTAGAGGGCGAAGTGACAGGCGGCATCGAGATAGCATTCGAGTCGCTGAAGAGGAGCAAAGATGGGAAAGCTGAAGATTAGCGTAAAGTACAAGCCGAATGAGAAGCAACAGAAGTTCCATCTCAGCCAGGCAACAGAATGCGTGTACGGTGGGGCCAAGGGCGGTGGTAAGAGCCACGCGCTGGTGATGGAGGCTTTTGTATATGCTTTGGAGCATCCGGGAGCCATTATGTACATCTTCCGAGAGACATATGACGACCTGGAAGCATCCATCATACGCAAATGGCGGCAGAACGTGGATAAACGACTTTACACATATAACGGTTCCCAGCACATGGCCAAGATGATAAACGGCACGGAAGTGTATTTCAGATACTGTTCATCCGATGCGGATGCAGATGGATACCAAGGCCATGAGATGGACTGGCTTGGGATAGATGAGCTGACGACGCATAGCAAATATGAGTTTGACATTCTAAAATCCTGCCTTCGTTCCCCGAAGGGCTTTCCGGCACAGGTGAGAGCCACTTGCAACCCTGGCGGAAAAGGTCACACCTGGGTGAAGAAGAGATATATCGAAGCCACCAACTATGGGAAGAGAAAAGCCAAAGATGAGGAGACGGGGGACAGCATAGAGTTCATACCAGCGAAGGTAACGGATAACGAAGTGCTGATGAAAATGGACCCGGGATATCTGAAGAGGCTGGAGAATCTTCCCCCAGACAGAAGAAAAGCTTATTTGGAAGGGAATTGGGACATATTCGAAGGCCAGTACTTCGAAGAATTTGAAAGAGACATTCATGTGTGTCAGCCTTTCCCTATACCGGAGAGCTGGAATAGATACCGGTGCCTAGACTATGGACTGGATATGTTTGCGGGCTACTGGATAGCCGTAAACCGGTGGGGTAAAGCATATGTTTATCGAGAGGTCTACGAAAGCAGGATGCTGGCACGCGATGCGGCCAAGCTGATAAAAAGTATGACCAAAGAGGAGATATACGACTCATTCGCGCCGCCGGACCTGTGGAACAAAAACTCGCAGACAGGACTATCGTTCGCAGAAGTCTTTGCCGAAGAAGGAATATACCTGCACAAGGTGGATAACGACCGAATCATGGGATGGTCGGTAATGAAAGAGGCCATGAAGGTATATGAGGGCCCGGATGGGCATAAGATGGCAAATTTCTGCGTATTCAGTAATTGCCCGAACCTGATTAGGTGTCTGCAGGAGATTCAATATGATACCAGGAACGTGGGGGACGTGGCTAAAGAGCCGCACGAGCTGACGCACGCGCCGGATGCCATAAGGTACTTCTATTCTGGAAGACCGGAAGGCCCGCCACCGAAAGAGAAAAAGAAGAGTATACCTTGGGCGCTCCGAACAGAAGAACCTTCGGAGGCAATCATCGAATGGTAGGGGAGAAAATGAAGAACAGAATCAAAGAGTTTATCATAGCGTGCTTCTTTGAGGCGCTTGAGAGATATTTTGCAGATGTAACTTCACCAAGAGCGATAGAAGCAGAACCTCTTGAAGAGGTTGAAATCACGCAAGATGTACTGAATGAGTGGATATACGGAGGAAAAGATGAGTAGTAACACAACCATCTGGGAAGAGTTTGAAGAGGGAGTACGGTATGCCGATAATATGGGTTTTACCAAAGAGTTCCCAAAGATAACGGAGTACAAAGAGGGCAAACAGTGGCCGGCACCTACAAACAACACCAAGAACCTGCCGCGTCCGGTATTCAACATCACCAAGATGTTCATAGACAGAAAACGTGCCAATGTGACCAATCAGACAATGTCTATAAATTTTAAAGCCAGCGAAGTGGAAGCCCTCGATGAGGAGCAAAAGGCTCTGGCTGAAGAGGGTGCCGCCATATACACAGAGTATACGGCGCAGCTCTTGGAGGACATGAACATGGATGATCTGGCCAATGAGTGGGTGGATGATGCTGCCAGCTTTGGCACAGGCATACTTCATGTGTACTGGGATAACGCAGTAAGCGGAGGTCAGAGCGTTAAATACACAGGAGATATCCGGGCGGAAATTATAGACCCGCTGGATATCGCTTTTGCACGTCCGAAGGTAAGAGATGTGCAGAGACAGCCATACATTATCATCAGATCTCGAGAGACAGTGGCCAGCGTAAAGGATTTAGCAAGAAGCCTTCGCCTGTCGGAGGAAACGATCAACTCCATATCACCGGACCAAGACGATTCTTCGCAGGCTGTGGGCGAGAAGAGTAGCGCAGATAATAAAGAGTGCACCATCCTAACAAAATACTTCAAAAAGGATGGTCAGGTGTGCTTTGCAAAGGCTACAAAAACGGTAGTGCTCATTGAAGAGGAGTACCTGACCCCGGGAGCAAGACCGGAAACTGAAGAGGAACTCAGCGACGAGATG